AGTTAAGTCTGCAGGTAAGGTAAACATTATCTTGGATGTAGAAGTTACAGGGAAGAAGTCTTATAAGACATCGGAAATACAATCTCAGATTCTAAGTGCATTATTTAATGCTTATTCTCCGGAAGCCTCAGACATTGGTGGCAGCGTAAGAATCTCTGATATCTATGCACTTATAGATAATCTTGAATCGGTAGATTATTTACACCTGAAGAAGTTTTATACTAAACCCTGGCCTACTACAGTATATGGTAACAAAGAATTAATCCTTGGTCAATTCCAATTGGATGAAGCTAATGGTAGTATGTCTTATTTTATCTCTTTCTCTTCAGGTACTCAATTTACAGTACGTTCAGTTAAAGGAGGTTTTTCTTATGATGGTCAAGTAGGTAAGACTACACAGATTAGGGATACTATAAATGGCTTTATATTTGCCCTTGATATTCAGGACAATGGTTATCAATCTGGATTCAGGTATACCATAACCATTGCAGAACCAAACAGGGATTATACAGACCCAGGTTATAATATCCCGGTATTCGAAGACTCAAGTCAGTTAACACTTAAAGTAAACGAAATAGTATGATAAATCTTAAAAACCTAATTGATTTCTTACCTTTCGAATTTAAAGAGCAAGATACTTATAAAGTCGACGGTAAGGGCATATTAGAAAGATTTCTAGAAATTTGTGGTAACTATTTCCAAGAAGATATAACTAAAGATATTGATAATATTCTAGATATAATCGATATTGATAAAACTCAGCAGAGGTATTTAAATTACCTCTGGGAGTTCTTGGGAGCATTGCCATTTGCTAGAACCGGAGAACACAAAGGAGTTCCCAACTTAAGTGATGAACAGATTCGAACTATCTTAAAATATTCAATCTCATTACTCAAGATCCGTGGCTCAAGAAAGTTCTTCGAAATTCTTTTCAATATGTATGGGTTAACTTGTACAATTACAGACCCAACAGATGGAGCAATGGATAAATGGGAAAAAGTAGACCCCTTATATGATACCGATTATTCTCAGTACGACAAATACAACTATGATAAGATTTATGGTTGTGCTCAATGTATAGAGGTAGGTATTTCTATAAGCGGTCATGGGTTTACTTCCCCCACTCCAGAGTTCAAAGCTTTCAAACAATCAATTGATAAGTTATTCGATAGATTCTTACCATACAATGTATCTGGGAAGATTGCTTATGGATTTGATTTGGCTTACAATTATAAAATTGTAGCTGAACCTCTTATCAGTCCTGCAAAGATTGTAACAGGACATATAACAGAAGTACCTATTAGAGTAATAGTTACATCAGATTATGATGATGCCGATTTAAGGTATCAGGTAACTGGATATGACCCAGCTGAGAATAAATGGAGTTCAAAGAAATACGAAAGTGGTTCTATTTTCTATGCAAGAAAGGGTGACCAAAGATATTATTTCCGAAGTGTAGGAGATACTTCAGTAACTACCTATGTAGATATAGGTTTAGAGTATTATACTAAATCTTATCACATATATGCCGACTTGGTAGAAGGAGGAACAGACCCAGATAATTTAGTAATTACAGGTACTAATCCAGTAATCAAAGTAAGGGTAACTGCAAATATGAATTATCAGGGAAATATTAAACCTGTATCCGTACAGTTACTTAATACCTATGAAACTAAAGATTCTGGTTCTGTTTGGGAAATAACCTCTGCAGGTACATATGAATGGGTTATTGCAGACTTCCCAGCAAAGAAGGTTACCTTAACCGTAACTGCTATTGCTACTAACTATACGGTATTCTGTGAACCTCGGAATATAAATCTTACCAACGGTGAAAAGTCTTTGATAACTATTCGTTCTTCAGATCCTAACGAAGATACAAGTCAACTTATTGCCGTATGTATTTCAGACCCAGGTATTTTAGTTCGTAATGGTCAAAGATGGGCACCAACTACTACTGGTACATTCCAATTTAGATGTACTAAAGATGATTCGGGTAATACCAGTAACTATGGTACAGTAGTAGCTTATAGATTGGGATATACCATTACCTATAATATAGGTGTATCTAATAAACGATTAAACCTAAATGCTCAAGGTTCCGCCTCAGTTAATCTTTGGGTTACATCGGGGATTTATTATTCTACTTTCGAAAGTGCAAACTTAGGTAGTTATTTTGATACCGAGGTGACCATTTACAAAAAGAATACCCAAGGTACTTGGGTAAAACTTGGTACTTTAGAATTAACTAATCGCTATGTAGTTGGTCCTGATTTCTACTATGGTAGAAGTACAGAATACCAATTTAATGAAGCTGGAAGTTATAAATTTGAATCGGTGGGTGATGCTAGTAAGTCTGTAGAAGTAGAAGTACTTGCTTATATACCTACTCCTCAATCCTACTTGTGGTTAGAACCTTTGAATGAAGAGGATGAGAATTGGTATGAATTAGAACCTTACTCTGAAGCTGAAGCAGATGCAGGAAAGTATATCAAGGCAGGCTATCAATTAACCAAATCCAAGAATTGCCAATTCTACCTACGTTGGGGAGATAGTGGTAATATGATAACTGGGATTGACTTAGAGGGTTCATCTGAGAAATACAATTCGAACACTCTTATCACTTTCGATAAAGCAGGTAATTATGAGTTTTATTATCAAGGTTCAGTAGTAAGCCTTACGATTAAAGATGTTATACCTAAGTATATTTTAACTTGTAATCCAGTAAGTGCAGAACTAAGCAAAGATGTACAAGAAGTATCTACTATCGTAACATGTACTTCAGATACTGGAGAAGTTTCGGATATTGTATATGAGACAGCTCCAGATGTAGTTCATCCAAGTCCTTATCAATTCTTTACTAATTTACCAGGTAAATATACTTTCTATGTGAAAGCTAATCCTGCAGTTAAAGCAGTATTCATAGTAAACCTGTTGGATGTAGTTGATAAGACAGAACTTACTTGGGAATCCAATGATATTTCGGAACAAGGTATTAATATATTAGTTCCGGAAGGAACAGAATGGTCACTTAAAATAGAATAACAAAAATGGAAAGCAGCTCTTTTAACACACTATTTAAAACTGGTATCATTGGATTTACTTCTGAATGTTATGCCATTGTCTTTGATTTAAGGTGGATGATTTTATTAGCCTTTGTATTAATTATTGCAGATTTCTGGTTTGGAGTATCTGCAAGTAGGGTACAGGGTATAGAAATAAGAAAATCTAGAGCCGGGAGAAGAACTCTTAATAAAATCATTGATTATCTGTGTTACATTTTACTTGGTGCCGTAATAGGTAAAGCCATCGGTGAACCTTATGGATTAAATCCGATAACGGTATCTATAACGATAATGGTATTATGTTACTGTTTCGAAATAGATAGTATCTATGGTCACATATGTACTTTACATGGTATAAAAAAGAAGTATAGTATCTGGTCCATCTTTTGGAAATTATTAACCTTCAAGTTTAAGGACGTGGGAGAAGCTTTCCAAGATATGAAAAACCAATCGAAAGAATATAAGAGTAATAACAATAACGAAGATACATTATGAAAACCTATTTTGATTATGAAGGTATAATAAAGTCTAAGGATGCAGCTGAAGCAATAGCTGCTCCTGTAGGCATTGGTCCATTTTGTGGATTTGGCTCAGCAACGATTGTAAATAATGCAATCACTCTCTTGCCTAATGGAGAACCTACATCTCCTGCATATCAAGCAATGAAGGACAGAATCCTTTCAAGGTATATGACTAAAGCTGCAGATTCTGGTGAAGGACCAGATACAAATTTTGGTTGTATAGCAAGGGATGGTACAATCTATATTTCTGATAGTGCTAATATTAGTATACCTAATATTGAAGGCTCAAAGGGTTCTAATGAGGATGTGATTGTATTTGCTTACCATACACCTTTGGAAGAGCCTGTACAGAACCCAGTACAGTTCAGAGCTTTCTGGAATGAATCTAATTCGTTCTATTCTCTGTACAAGAAATCAGTAGACCCATTATACCCAACACCCAAGGATTCTAGAAACCTGTCAAAAACAAATGTATTAGAAGATAATGAATTATCATATGAGTCTCTAGTGAATAGAGCTATGGCTTCAGTATCTCAAGGTTTGGTAGACAAATCCTCAATGGTATTAATTGGTATATATGGGCAAGGTACTAATTCAATGGATAACTCAGTAGAGAAATATTCTATTGTTCCTTATGCAGGAAAGTTTCCCCAACCAGTAGAATATAATACTGCTATCCATGGAATGCAACAAGCCAATATAGAAACTCTCTTACGACTATTGCAAGGATTCCCAAACTTTGATATCAAGGCTTACATTGATGAAAAGCTTGGTGGTATGGCAGGAGCTAATATACCAAGAGGACTAATTGCCATGTGGAATGGAGTTTCTGTACCAGAAGGTTGGGCTTTATGTAATGGTCAGATTGTAGAAGACTTACAGACACCAGACTTATCGGGTAAGTTTATTGTTGGCTGGTCATCAGGTAATGAGGATTACAATTTGATTGGTAATACGGGTGGCCAAGAAAAAGTAACTCTTTCAACTCAAGAGATTCCATCTCACGTTCACAATTTCGCAGATGCTTACTTTATCGAGGCTCATTCAGATTTGGTGGGAGCTAATGGTACTCAATGGATTGGTAATAACCTTTCTGGTAGTAATAAAACTGATAGAGATAATTCTTATGTATGCCTATGGGACCATGATACCAGGGCTGCAGGTGGAGGTCAACCTCACGAAAATAGGCCACCTTACTACGTACTGGCATACATTATAAAACTATAATATTATGTCTTAACTACTTATATTGTTGACAAAGAACTTTTAATTTATGGATTATAGGAGAGGGGCGTTGGGAAACGCCCCTTTTCTTTTGTGTTTAGTAGTGAAGTTCTTCTTTAGCTTTCTCTTCCCAATATAAGATATCTTGTTTGAGTTCTCCTATGTATTTAACCGACTTCTTAGTTCTAGGCATATCAAAGAACTCAACCAGCATTATATTGGTGATTCTTTCTCCATCTTTAATTCGTTCTTTAATATAAGGAGGTGGAGTAAGTAATACTTCAAATACCATATAAGCATCTGGAGATAATTTCTCTTTCATATACTTATATAATAATTCAAGCATTTCTTCCTTAGCCTTAACCTCTTCATCGTCATCTTCTAACTCTTTATCATTATCAAATAAGTCTTCAAGTTTAAATAGGTTCTGATTGTATTCTGCAATCTCTCCATAGGCAAATCGAAGAAGCTTATTCTTAAATGTAGCAAGAGAAGAAAGGATTCTTGCTTTAAGATGTTCTTCACTACAAGTACCGTAGTACTTATTAAAAACAAATAACATTTTATCCCAGAAATAAGAAGATATTATATCTGGTGTAAGATTAAACCTTTTATAATCAATCTGTCTGGTAAGATTCCTAATCACTGGCTTACAGACTTTATAAAGTCTATTGAAAGTAGCTTCATCATATTCTTGCATAGGTTTTAATCGATGAAGCTCTGAGCCATTATTTCCTTTACTTTTTCCCATGTTTTTAAATATTCGTTATGCAAATATAAGTATTTTTTCTTATATAAAATAATAATATTAAATATTCGGGAGCTTAAGGTAGTGGATTAGTAGTTTCTAGTTAGTTGTCAACATACTCAGAACTATCTCGGTACTATCAAAATCTATTAGTTTATATAATATTGCAATATAGATATGAAGAAATTTAAAGACAACATCAAATTTAGTTTTACACCGGATTTCCAACTTGAGATACTCCGGTTTGTTTTAAGAGATAAGGAAGGAGGTCTAGTCCTAAAAAGGATTAAAGCTAATTACCTGGTTCTTATTGAGCATGCCCTTATATTTGAGGGTATATCAAAATACTTTAAGAAGCAAGGTAAGATGCCTTCAGAGAATGTATTAAAAGAAGTATTAAAAGAATTGCTAGAATCAAAGGCATATATTGATTTGGTAACTAAGGATGACATCCCTAATATCAATAAGTTAATAAGCAATTTATATCACATTCCCTTATCGGATGCAGATTATATCAAGGAAAAAATTTACCAGTTCTCTACCTATGTTGAAATGAAGAACCTGAATGACTCTTTTGATTTAGATAACTTCGAACAATATGAAGAGTATTCAAGGAAGATTGAAAAAGTACTTCAGAAAAGTAAACCAAAGAAAGAGGACGAACCTATATACATGATTCGGGATATTACAGAGAGACAGTTTAAAAGACAATCAGAACCCTCGGTAATACCATGTCCCTTTAGACAATTAAATGACCTTACTAATGCAGGAGGTTATCCCGAACATTCTATTAATGTAATATTGGATAAACCTAAAGCAAAGAAAACTTTCTTCATGGTA